CGCGCCGGACAGGACGTTGTGGCCGGTCAGAACGTCGGGCAGCGGGGCGAGTTCGACCCCTTCGCGTGGCACGCGGACCGCGCGCCACGGTGTTTTGTCCCGCATTTCTGCCATGTTTGGCACGAGGACGGCTCCGACGAGCTCGCCTTCTTGCAGGCGCGCGCCGTTGACGACGGATGCGGGGATGAAGACGTTTTCGCCTGTTTCGCTATGCACACCGAAGCCGGTGCCTGTTTCGATGATGGTGACGATGTGAATGTCTTGAAGGTCGGGCATTTGCTCTCTTTCTGGTATAAATAGGGGTTGACTGGTATATGACTATATGGGACAACGGCCCCCGTCAAGTAGAAAAACAGGAGTTGTTGGATGGCCCAGATCACATTTACGCTGATTGAAGAGTATCACGACACATTGCCCGAGCCGGTGAAGGCTTTGGCGGACGCCGAGGGGTTTTTGTGGGTGGAAGTGACGGCATATGCTGATATGATCCTTAATGACTACGGCGTGGAGCGGTCTCCGGTGTGGTACGAGCCGCAGGTCACGGGGATTGACTTCGAGATCAACGGCGAAACGGTGAAGTCTGTCCCTGACGAATTGTGGGAAATGGCCGCGGACCGCGCTTCGCGGTTTGACTCGGATGAATGGGAGTAGGGTTTGGAAAACTTTGTCTTTGCCGACCATGTTGAGTTTTTACGGCTGATGGCGTTGGCGGAGCCGCAAACGGACCGCGCTGCGGCGTTGACGGCGGCGGCGGAGTATCTGGAGTTTCTTGAAACCACGGTTTTGGAAGAGCTGGAAGAGCTAGACGCGCTTTTTACTCAGCTTCGCGTTGACGGATGAGCGCGTCGAGTTCGGCGTGTTTGAACGCCGCTTCGACTTCCTCGCGCATCTGGCGCTCTCTCATTGCTTTGAGGGCCTCTTCGCTTGCTTCGCGGTCCGCGACAACCTGTGCGCGGATCACGGTCATGTCTTCTTTGGTCAGCGATCGCCGGCGCCAGTCGTCATAGAAAAAGCGCAGCTGTCCGCTGATCGTGCGCCCTTCGATATGGGCCACGGCCACCACTTCCTCGTACATGGCACGGGGAATTAAAACGCTTTTCCATTTCGATGTGTCCACAACGCTCTCCGATTTGTCTGCGACAATATGGGATAACGCGCCATGTTGCAAGAAAAAAGGCCCCGCCGAAGCGAGGCCAGTCAGGCGGGAGGATAGCGCTAAGCTACTTCGACAGCTTCGCCCCAAGACGGCCCAATGTCAATATCGCATTTGTTCGGAACGCACAAAGGTACGGCGCTGGACATGATTCCGGACAGCTTGTGGGCTTCGTCGACCGTTTCGACGCTGAAAGCCAGTTCGTCGTGTATCTGCACCATTGGCAGGTGGCCAGATTCAGCGCAATCCAGCATGGCTTTCTTGGTCATATCTGCGGCCGACGCTTGGATCAGGCGGTTCAGGGCCTTGTAGGTCATCGCCCGCTGCAGCCTGGTCGTTGGTCCGTAGGCCGCGACCGCCTCTTCGTAAGGCAACGACTTGTTCATCCCGAACGTCGCCGGTTCCCACTTGTCGAAACGGCACTTGCGGCCCAGGATGGACCGTATGCTGCCCGAGGATCGCGGGTCTTCTAGGCGTCGCTGCACGCCGCTGTTGAGCTGCTTGAGAAACGGCAGGGTCGTGTTGAACTGCTTGAGGATGCTTTTCGCCTGATCGGGGGAGACGTCCATCTGGTCGGCCAGCTTGGTGGCGCCCATGCCGTACAGGATGCCAAGCCCCACCGTCTTCGCTTGTTTGCGCGGCAGGCCGGTCATCTCCGCAACCATCGTGTGGAAGTCGGTGGCAGGGTCCACGTTGAACGCTTCCACAAGCTCCGAAACCCCTGTCAGGGCTTGGTTTACACTGCGGCCGTAGGCGTCGGCATAGTGGACCGCGAGTCGCGGCTCTTGCTGCGAAAAGTCGATAGACGCCCACTGCTTGCCTTCGTCTGGCAAAAACAGGCTCCGGATCATCGGCCCGAGGATCGGGTCGCGCGAAGGGATTTGCTGCAGGTTTGGTGAATTGTAGCTGTTATGGTGGATCAAGCCACCTGCAACGTAAGAGTGGTCCCCCTCTACTTCAATATCCCATACACGTGCTTTTCCCACGGGCTCAATTTTCTCCACGGTGACGCGCTGTGCAAACGACGATGCCCCGCAAACGTAACCAGCGCCAAGTTCTCGATGCGGTTGTTCATAGGGTCCTCGTCTATGTGATGTATCGCAAAGCCCTTCGGAAGTTCTGTCAAACCCACCGCTTTGCAAAACACCGCTTGGTGCTCGAAGACGTATTTCGAACCCTTCCGGCCCGTAAACCAGTCCGGTTTCAAGACAAGCCTGTATCCTTTTCCATCCGTCACCCCGCCGCAGAACAAGTGGTGCTGGTCCCCCCGCTTCCCAGTCATCGGGTTCTTGCCCCCTTGCTTGGAGCGGGACAGCCGCAGTATCCGCTCGCGCTCGCGCTCCTCCGCGGACAATACCGCTCTCACCATTGCCTGCACTGTATGTAGGGACAGCTGAAAGCGTTTCGACACTTCCGCTATAATCGGCTTGTCCTCCGACAGATAATATCGCGTCACTTCCCTGCAGAGCTCTTCGTCTTTCAGCTGAGACTTGTTCACTGACACCGTATATCTCCTCCCCCATGGTTAGGTCCCCAACCGGGACCCATCCACGTGATGTTAGCACACGATGCCCGCGGGTACAAGTTACCGAAGCACCGTTGGAGGTCGTCAACCGCACCATGTCTTCCACCCCCTTGTCGTACCGGCGCACGACGCGACACCATTCACCCGTGTGTGACCGGATACGGTCTATTCCCGAGGGGTTGTACTCTCCTATCCGTACAGGGCCGCTGTCCAAGACAAGTACCGTGTCCCCGTGAACGCACATTCTACCGGACACTGTTCCGCCGTCATCGGACCGGATTTGGTTGATGTGGCCATGAACGCGCCCATCGCGGCCCACGTATCGCAGGATGCCGTCGATGAAGGTGCCGTTGATCTTGTTGTAGGACCGGGCGCCGGCGATAGCTTGCGCCAGGGGGTGCTTGTGGTCTGTCAGGAACGTCTTCGTGAACGACGGCGCGCCTTTCTCGGTCCGCGGATAGGGGATGTCGAGCTTGTCAAAGGCTTTGCTGATCGACGCTGCCGCCCAGATATCTATGGACGCTCCTGTCAGTTGCTTGATTTCGTGCAGCAGGGCCTTTTCGCGCTTCATCACTTCCTGTTTAGACCGCTCGGCCCTGTCCAGATCGACCCGTATGCCGCGGCGCGTCATTTCCACAAGGTGCGGCAGCAATGCTGTCTCGAGCGCCCAGATATCTTGCACGTTTTCTTGCTGGATCAGGGTTTTGAAATGCGTCCAAAGCTCTAGGGTCAGGACGGCGTCCATCTCGGCGTATTGGCCGACGTACATGGCGGGCAGCTTCCACATTTCGCTTTTTGGATCGACGCCGAAGTCGCGCGCTGCTTGGATCAGGCCCTTTTCGCTTTTGACTTTGCCCAGATAGTCGTAGCCCAGGGCGTTCAGGCTGTAGCTGAATCGGTTCTCGTCCAGCAGGTTGGCCGTGACCATGGTGTCGATCACCCTGCCGTTGACGTCGAAGCCCTCGGCCCGCAGCCAGCCCAGATCGTACTGCGCATTGTGCATGATTTTATCGGCATTATTTGCTAGTACTTTTTTTAGCCACCTTTTGACGATGTTTTCGTCAAGGTTTCCGCCGCCAAAGTGTTTGACGGGCAGGTATCCTGACCAAAATGACGTGGCCACGGCGTAGCCGATGACTTCGCCGTCCTTTGTGGGCCAGCCTGGGCCTTTGTTTTTGAGGTTCGGGTCGCGCGTTTCGACGTCGATGGCGATTTCTTTTGCGGCAGACAGGTCCGGAAGCTCGTCCGGCGGCACCCATTCAGGATTATTGGTGAACATGGGTATCTGCAACTTCATCTCCATTATGTCTTGTCCTTGGAAAAGCTTCCGCCAAGAGCGGAGTAACCGCATTTGTCGATCCATGAATCGGCGTGGTTCAGTGTCTTTAGCAGGCGCGCGGTCTTCAACCAATCCATCATCAAAGCAACGTGCTGCTCCGTCAGGTAGCCGTGCGTGTCCATCGCTGATGCCATGATGGCGTTCCAGCCTTCTGAGATAAGATAAAAATTGTCTTTGGCATCGCCGTAATCTATCGCTCTCTGCCCTGAGATCAGCTCTTTGGCGGTGTCGAGTATTTCATCGCGGGTCACAGCATGTAGCTCCTTGTGACGTCTTCGGGTTCAACAATAAAGAGGTTTTCCTTGGTCCGTGTCACGCCGACATAGAACACGCGGTGGAGATCATCGCCGTATTCGTTCAAGGCGGCTTGGCTCAGGTCCGTGAACAGCACGACGTTGTCGGCCTCCCCGCCCTTTGTGCCGTGAATCGTGGACAGGCGGATGCGGGGCTTGGCATTGAACTTCTCGCCGCTGCGCAGCATTGCGCTAATGTAAACGCGATCAACATCGGGCAGCTTGTCCAGCGCGTCGAACCACGCCAGCTCGTCGCCCACGCAAAGCCCGTATTGCAGCTGCAGGGTAGGCAGGTCAAACATCTTCCCGTCATCCATGTCAGAAAAGCGCTTGAAGCCGCGGGAGATGCGTTTGCCGTTCCCTGACATGTAGTCGTAGATGCTTTGTGCGGCGGCCATCGTGATCTGGCGGCCTTTGCGCAGCTGCTCCCACCCGTTCACTGCCGTGCTG